CTACGGTCTATTGTGGCCTAAGTAACGGAGTTTACTCTACACATACTTGTACTAGGGCAGTCATTAATCTTAACATTACGGGTCATGGCAACACCACCAAGGCTTATTCACAATGGTCTAATCACACAGACAACGTATTTACGATTACACAAAATGGCGATAACAATTTAGGCTACCTTGATTTAGACAAGGATGACAACGTAGGAATCATAAATCAAAACGGCAACTCCAATACCGGCATAGTTTTGATGGCTGGAGACGACAACGCTTACACCATCAACCAAACTGGAAACTCTAAGTACGGAAAGATATACAGCTTTGGAGATGACTCTGACGCTACAATTACTCAGTCAGGAACAGGTCAACACAATGGTTACATCCGAAACTACAATTATGCTGACAACAACTCTTCTACTATCACTCAGTCAGGAAGTGGTGCTCACGATGCAGACATTTGGTGGTACCCAGACGCTGATGATGGCGTAGCGTCCATAACTCAATCTGGTTCAGGAGATCATACTGCACGACTTAATTTTTACACAGACGATTACAACGTAGGAGTAACCCAGTCAGGAGCTAACGACAAATCATTCACAGCCACCTATAACTGTGTCAGCAGTTGCACGAAGACGTTGACGATCACTCAGTATGATTAAGTACCTAGTACCATTATCACTCATACTTATGTTGGTTCTGCCTTTTGTATACGAAACCACACCACTGGAAGTTTTCAAGCTCAAGACCTTTGATGCCCTAATACCAGAACAACAAGAAAGTGGTTATTTCACTGTACTTAACATTACCGATGATGATATAAATAGAGAGGGTGGCTACCCGTTATCCAGACAAAGGCTCTCTGAAATACAAACGCAGATTATAGATAGAGGAGCAATAGGTGTTGGATGGGTTGTCACCTTTCCTAATAAGGGCAGACTATCTGTTAACGGAGATCAGGCGTTTGCTGATGCTTTATCTCAAGCACCTAGTGTTTTAGCTATGTTTGAGAACGACAAAGGCATCTACCCTAAAACGACAGGCACAGTCATACTTGGTGAAGACCAAGGTGGTACTTTTGCCACAGGAGTCACACAGAACATCCCTATACTTGCACAGAGTGCCAATCAAGGTATTGCAGTTGCCAGAGCAGAGGTAGACAGTCTCGTTAGAAGAATACCTTTATTGCTTAGAACACCTGACGGTTGGGTGCCAGCATTTGGCACTGAAGTTTTAAAGATTTTAGCTGGAGCAGACACCTACGTTATAAAAACCAATGATAATGGTCTTGAAGAAATACGAGTAAAAGGCTTGCCAGCAGTACCAGTAGATTCTCTAGGTCGTAAGTGGATAAGTTTTGTGAATACTCCACAAACCGATCTTCAAGAAATGAACGTAGAAGGACGCTTTGTATTTGTCGGATTTACTGCTAAAGGCATCATGCCACAGATCAGTACACCTGTTGGTTATCTTGAACCCCACAAGATACAAGCTGCTCTTGCAGAGTCTATTCTTATAGAAAACAGCCCTTATGTGCCAGATTACGCCTTGGCGGTTGAGACAGGCATTTTGTTGGTTTCTATAGGTCTTATGTGGCTTATATTAAACGTATTTGGCATAAGCCTTGGCATTACACTCGGCACTTTAATAATGACAGCTACGACTTATTATGGCTTTTGGACCATCCAACAAGGATTGCTTATAGATGTGACCTGGACGCTTATTGGACAGTTTATTACTGGCTCTACAGCCTTTTACATGCGATTTAGAGAGCAATACAAGGCCAGACAGCTTATAAAACAACAGTTTGGTAAATACCTTGATCCACGCATGGTAAAGAAATTGCAATTAAATCCCGAACTATGCCAAATTAACGGTTCTAGGGTAGATTGTTCAATAATTTTTACTGATTTAAGAGGCTTTACAAGTCTTTCTGAGTCTGTAGAGCCAGAAATGGTCACTTATATAATGAACTCAGTGCTTGACGTACAAGTACAGGCAGTAAATCAATTTTCAGGCGTTACAGACAAGTTCATAGGCGATGCTGGTATGTTTCATTTCAACACAATCATTCCACAACCAGATCATCACAATCTAGCCTGTGATGCTGCAAAACAAATAGAAAAAAACATTGTTGAACTGAACCTACGTTTTGTAGAAGAAGGCATACCAGAAATAGCCATTGGTATTGGAGTAAACTCTGGCGTGTGCATAGCTGGTAATTTTGGAGCTACAGACAGATTTGCATTTAGTCTTATTGGTGATCCATGCAACGTAGCAGCTCGTTTAGAGTCTGGAACTAAGGAGGCTGGTGTTGGTACTCTTATAGGGCATGAAACAGCACAAAATTGTAAATATATGTTAAAGTCACTAGAACCACTTAAAGTAAAAGGCAAAGCAGAAGCATTAAAAGTATACACATGGGCATGAAATTAACATTGATACTAGGATTGTTGTTACTTACAACAATAGTCGGTTCAGCTTACTACATAGAACGCTTGAATGACCAAATCTCTACGCTTAAAGGCAATCAAATAGTCTTAGAAACAGAAATAGAGAGACAAAACGAGTCTATAAAGAACTATTTAGAACAACAAAAGAATCAACAAGCACAGTTAAATCAACTAGAAGCTGACAAACAAAAAGCCATGCAAGACGTTAACAGGTTACGCAAAACATTTGCCAATCACGATCTTGACCAATTGGCTTTAGCTAAACCAGCTTTGTTACAAAAGAAAGTAAACAAAGCGTCTTCCAGAGTTATGGCTACACTCGAAAAATTAACAAACCCAAATCAGTTTGATGAAAAACCTAGCAGTAATTAGTTTAAGCATATTTATGGCAAGCTGTAGCTTGATGGATTCTGTAAAACCTGTAGAAGTCAGAAGCATTGCAGAACGTGCACCTTTGTATCATCCGCCATTACCCTATCCAATGAGCTTGTCTAAAGTGGATTGGGAAATAATTACACCAGAACTGATGCAAGAATATTTAGACTTGGTTGCAAAGGGTGACGCTCCAAGAAAAGCATACTACGCACTATCAAGCAAAGAATATGAAAACCTGTCAATGGACATGGCTGAAATAACAAGATACACAAAAGACATACTTTCAATAATCAAATACTATAGAGAACTAGACAAACCACAGGAGAACAAAGATGAGTAAAGCACCAGATGAATTTGTATACAGAGCTACGTTAGATAGAATTATTGATGGAGACACCTTTGATTGTGTACTAGATTTGGGGTTTGACGTAAAGTTACACAAGCAAAGAGTTCGTCTGGCTGGAATTGACACTCCCGAATCTAGGACCAGAAACTTAGAAGAAAAAGCACTTGGTCTTAAAGCTAAAGAAAGATTGAAAGAATTGTGTATAGGTACGTTTAAACTTAAATCATTAGGCAAAGGAAAATATGGAAGGATTCTTGGCGTTCCTTATACAGAAGATGGCAAAGATATTTGTGCCACACTCATTAAAGAAAAACACGCAGTTGAATATTGGGGCGGAACTAAAACAGGAAAAATCTTGGAAGACGGAACGTGGGGAGAATAACATGCAAATATCACAAGAAGGATTAGCGTTAATTAAAAAGTTTGAAGGTTGCGAGCTAGAGGCTTATAAGTGTCCAGCTGGTGTATGGACTATAGGATATGGTCATATCAAGGGTGTTAAAGAAGGCAATAAAATAACAAAAGAAGAAGCAGAATACATGCTACAAGAAGAAATGATTGAATACGAAGGTTATGTCAATGACATGGTAGATGTAGAATTAAACCAAAGCCAATACGACTCTTTGTGTGCTTGGGTTTACAATTTAGGTCCAAACAATTTTAGAAATTCAACTCTTCTTACTGTTTTAAATCAAGAAAGATACCCTGAAGTTCCACAAGAAATAAAACGTTGGAACAAAGCTTCAGGAGAGGTCCTAGATGGTTTAATACGCAGAAGAGAAGCAGAGGCTTTATTATTTGAAGGAAAAGAATGGCTTTAACTAAACTAATACTTAATCCTGGCATTAATAAAGAGTCTACTGACCTTATGGATAAAGGCGGATGGGCTGATGGTAATTTAATTAGATTTAGAAAAGGGTTGCCAGAAAAAATTGGTGGTTGGAATAAAGCAACAACTGAAAACTATGAAGGAACAGGTCGTGCATTGACGGCATGGGTTGCTCTTGATGCTACAAAATATTTAGGATTAGGAACTACTTTTAAATACTACATTACAACCGGGGATATTCTTAACGATGTAACTCCAATTCGTGTAACTACAGGAGCCAATGAAATTTCTTTTGCTAAAGAAGGTAACGGAGATGCGACTCTTAATGTTACGGACACTGCCCATGGAGCGGTTGTAAACGATTTTGTAACTTATAGCGGTTGTGTAAGTTTAGGCGGTCTTATTACAGCTAGTGTACTAAACCAGGAATACCAAATTACCACCATTACGAGTGCCAATGTTTATACGATAGAAGCCAAGGACACTAGCGGTGATGAGGTTACTGCCAACGCTAGTGATAGTGGCAATGGTCAAGGCACTGTTATTGGTGCGTATCAAATTAATGTTGGTCTTGATGTGTACGTTTCTTCTACTGGTTGGGGAGCAGGCCTGTGGAGTGCTGGAACATTTGGATCT